ACAAGTAATGAGAACATTTGAGCTTGTTGCAGTAGGAGTAAAATTAAAAGTAAAACCAGATACATCTGCATAACTTGAAGAACTATTTGTGGTTTGCGTTGTTACTTTTGTTTGAACCACTTGAGCAACTTTACCACCACCAAACCCAGTTGCTGTTGCTCCACTAGCTAATCCTATTGTATCACCACTCGCTCCTAGCGTTAAGCTAGTACCTGATTGCGGTTCTAATTTATCTACGAATATTGTTCCCATTATGCTAGTACCTCCATTAGTGTTATTGTTGCTAATCTAGAATTAAAGCAAAAGAAAGATGTTCTACCATTACCTGCTGTTTCAAGTTTTTGCTGTACTTTATATGTGACTGCACTTGTACTTGAAGGTGAATCTAAATCTGTATAAGAAAAAGAACCACCATTTTGCATATTAGTTACATTATCAACTCTAAGACCAAGATACTCTGCTATTTCTGTGCTTCCTCTTACAAGTCTAACAAGTGAAACAATATTATTAGCACCACTTCCTGTCGTTCCCGCATTACTTGCTGAAACTATTACATAGATTTTAGATGATGTAGCAGTAGGTGTTATTGATGCTGACAAACCTACATCAGCATAACTAGATGAAGTGTTAGAAACCTCTGTTGAAGTTGTTGCAGTTACTACCTGACCAATCTTCCCTCCACCAAAACCCGTCGCTGTTCCTGCATTAGCAATCGTTACACCACTAGGAATACTAATAGTGTCTCCACTATCACCCATAGTTACTGTACCATTATTAGCTAATGGTGTTAATTTATTTACTTCAAGTGTACTCATACTACTGTTAAGTTACCTTCCACTGTGACTGTTCCTGTAAAAGTTACAGGCCCAGCTAAAAAAGCATTGTCTGATGAAGCTACTGTAATTGCTGAAGTAACTGTTGCTAAGTTTTCATAAACCCCATTAAAAGAAGTCATCATACTTGGTTGAATAGAATTTGAACCAGGAGTATTAGAATCAAACATGACACTTTTTAAAAAAATAACAAAACACGTATCTGTGTTTGCTAAAGCTGTTGTAAATGTAATTTGTGCGCCCGATACAGTATAATCGTTAGTTGGTTTCTGACGAACTCCATTTCGCAGAACGGCAATATTTTCTGGTACTGCTACACTTGTTGATAAAGAATATGAAGTTGCTCCGCTACCTGAAATTGATTGAACTGGAGTGGTAGAGGTGAAATCTTGTGTTACTGGATTACCTAAATATCCCATGTTACCTCCTAAGTGCTTATGCTATCTATATAAGATACCCATACGTTAAGACTTGCGTCTGTGTCTGATTTAACTTTAAGGGCGTCTCCAGACAAAAGTACAATTTTTGCACCCCCATCAATAAGTTCTAAAGAACCTCCACTTGGAACGGGAGCCCCTTTAACTATGTAGGAAGATGCTGAACCACCACTAGCAGTACTTGTTATAAAAACATCTGCTTGAATTGTAGCAGTTGTTATGTTTGATAATCTAATACCAATAATAGCATCGTCTGAATTTGCTGTTAAAACTGTTCTAATAGTTGTTCCAATATTAACATCTCCTGATGAATCGTATGCTACTGCTCTTTCAAAATCTTGTGCCACTTATATTCTCCTATCTATATTCATACTATAACGCCACCGACATTGCAATTACAAAGCCAGCAGACGCACCTGCTGTTCCGTTAGAGGCTCCTGTTAATCTTCCTTTTGCATCTACTGTAATATTCGCTGAAGTGTAACTAGCAGCTGACACGCCTGTGTTGGCTAATGTTAACGCTCCACCTGACGCTATTGTAGCGTCTCCAGAAACATTTACTTCTTCAAAACTTGTGCCGTCTGCAACTAATATTTTAGTAGCTGTATTAGTAGGCATTTTTAATTTAGTTCCTACTATAAGTTCACCGATAGTAGTTAAATTAGAATTTACTTTATTACCTATACTTGTTGTATGATTACCCATGTAAGCATGAGCTGTGCACTGATAGTAAAGTATATTAGGTGTTGTTTCGTCTACTGCTATTTGTGTATATGCTCCTGAGTTTCCAGGAGTTCCATTAGTTGTAATATTTGTAGAATAAGAAGTTGATTTATTAGCTTCTAGATAAAATCTTAACGGGTGACCATTATTAGAAGAATGAGATTGATCAAATCTATAATAATATTTATAAGAAGAATCTACACCAGAAAATCTTAATGCTGGGGATTCTAATCCGTTTAAATAATAAGCGTTAGAAGATCCTTGACCTTGATAAGGATGATTTCCTGATTTAGCTGCTACCTTAACTGTAATAATACTAGGAGCGGAGGAAGAAGAGTATTCTTCGGGATTAGGTAATCCAATTTTTGAAGCAGGTAAAGTACAAAATATATCTTTACTTCCTGCAGAAAAATTAACAGCCGCATCACTATTAGAACTAGAAATGACGTATGTTCTTGTTAACGTACTAGAGTTAGAGCTTAATGTTCCTAAACCAACTTCAAACTCAGATCCGTCTTGTAATGAAATACAATAATATGTTGTATTAGAATTACCTATTCCGTTTCCAAAAGTTTCAAACCCTGTAACAGCTCCAGCTAAAGTAACTGCACCTGTTCCAGTTGTAGTAGTGGTTTCCTTTACTCTGTCATTAACAATTAATGCCATAAATTATCCTATGATAATCTTAGAATGGCTGTACTTGTTCCAGGTGACGGAAACTGAACTGTAAATGTTCCGTTGGTAGCTGTAAAATCTGCACCGAACGCTAAAATACAAATTGCATTAGTAGTATTACTTCCACCGTCTGCTGTTGTATTATAGATCATTGCTCCGTTTGCTGTAAAACTAGCTGAAGTCCATTGAGCGTTGTTGAAATCTACATATGAAGTACTTGTTGAACCAGAACCAGTAACTGATTGTCCTGATAATGCTAATCCTCCAGCTGAATATGCTGAACCTGACGTATTTGATATTTCATTACTTGAATTGTAACCAGTGGTTGTTGCACCTAAACTCGCGCTTGATGTAAACAACGCAATTTTAAATGTATCACCACCACTAGCAGAAAAGTCATGATATCCTTGCAACAATTCTGCTTTAAAGCTGTTGCAAACTGCTTGTGCTATTGACATTTTTTTATCTCCTTTATGGTTGTTGTGAAGGTAGCGGAAGTCTTATGACACCGTCTTGGTATTCATCTCTTCTTCTTCTACCCTGTTGTTCTAGTGCAAGTCGCTGTACTGCTTCTTGATAGCTTTTTTCGTATTGAGCAAGTAAATCATATGGACCTTTTAAAAACTTAAAAGCTTGTATTAAGCATCCATATAATAAAACTTGAGGTGCATTTACACTAACCCATGTAGTTGTGTTAGAAGTAGATAACCCTGTTTCATTACGATTCAAAGCAAGTTCTATATTATAAGCAGAATCTGGCGTAGGCGCAAGATATATTGTGTCTTGATCCCACATAGCATAGTATTTTGGTGTGCTTTGTGTTTGTCGATTAGGCCAATATTCTGACATATAACTAATATCTTTTTGTAATAAATAACTTCTTACATTTGCCTGAGCTCCTGTAGGAGGATAAATACTTGCTGTTCTTACAAAAGCCATGGTTCCAGGTGTTTGACCTGGTAGCGATACAAATTCATTTCCTTGAGTAAGAGAGGTAACTTGATAAGATCTAAAACAATCTAAGTCTACTTCTCTAAATATTCTAATTTCTGCTTGAAGAATAATATCATTTAAAATTGCGTCAGTTAAAACAGAATCATCTGTTTCTGTGTAATTTCTTATTTCAGTTAATAATGCAGCATATGTGGTCATGATATTACCACTGTAACTGTTCCTGTATGAGAAAACAATAGAATTTCTTTGTTAGGCTTTTGTACACTCAAAGGCATCATACTTCTTTGTTTTATCACTGTTCCGTTAGATAAGGTAACTTCTTGTATAAGAGTTTCATAACTATTCGTAGCTAAACCATCTCCAAATCCACTATATTGTCCTTTAACAGGATTACCTACGTTTGAATTAACTGCCCCACCACCTGCAAAAACTACATTATCTACAACCTGTGGTCTTGCATGTTGTAGTGCTTGAAAATCTGTAGGATGATTTTTAGGATCTAGCTGAGGTTGTTTAGGTTCAAATTCTGAAACGTGTACCCAAGAACCATTCCATTCTTGAACCATTTCATTATAAGGAAATGATTGACCTGAACGATCTGATACTCTTAAAGCAA